GACAGTATTACAGCAGCATCTGGTGCTACTAATATTAGTATTGGTAAAGTCGGTGGAGCAGCTACAGCTTACGTAAATACTTTTGCGATTGGAACAACTGTAGGACTTAAACGTCCAACTACTGAAGCTGGTGGAACATTAGCTTGGGAAGATGTTGGAACAAGTGATGTAAGATTTAATGTAACTAATTCGGCAGCAACAAGTGCTGGTGAAATTAGAGTTACTATTATGTACTTACAAAACAACAATTTAAGTTAATAAATAATTAGTGTGGGGCTTCGGCCCCACATATTAATTTTAAGGAGAAACAAATATGAATTCAGATCAGAAAACTTTACTTATGGATACTATAGGTGCTGATACTTTATCAAGAGCAGGTAGAGCTAGAATTACTTCTATTCAAGGAAAAGGAATAGCAAACGCTGTTTTAAAATTACATGATGCAGCAACAGCAGGCGCTGCTGCCGGTGGTAATTTGTTAGCAACTTACAAATACGGAACTGAAGGATTAGAAGTATATATCCCTGGTTCAGGTATTTTATTTGAAAATGGAATAGTATTTAATTTAGCTGGAGCGAGCGGAAGCGTTACCGTAACTATAACAGGAGCGTAGTCTAATGGCTAACACTACCTCAGGAACTACAGTTTTTGAAAAAGGTTTTTCTATTGCAGATATTGTAGAAGAAGCTTTTGAAAGAATTGGAATACAAGGTGTTTCTGGATATCAATTAAAAACTGCAAGACGTTCTTTAAATATAATGTTTCAAGAATGGTCTAACAGAGGTTTGCATTATTGGGAAATAGCTAATAACTCAATTACATTAGTTAATAATCAAGCAGTTTATACAATGTTCAGATCAACATCTGATGGAACCTCAAGTGCAACTGCTGTTTATGGTGTTGATGATGTTTTAGAAGCTAGTTATAGAAATTCTAATAATATAGATACACCTCTTACAAAAATAAGTAGATCAACTTATCAAGCTTTATCAAATAAAACTTCTAATGGACAACCTACACAATATTATGTTCAAAGATTTATAGATAGAGTAACTGTTACTTTATATTTAACTCCAGGTACTTCTGAAGCTGGAGACTTTTTTAATTACTACTATGTAAAAAGAATACAAGATGCCGGAAGCTATAGTAATGATGCAGATGTACCTTATAGATTTGTACCTTGTATGGTAGCGGGACTTGCTTATTATCTAGCTGTAAAATTTTCTCCTGAAAGAATCGAACCATTAAAAATGTTATATGAAGATGAATTACAAAGAGCATTAGCAGAAGATGGATCTTCTTCTAGTTCTTTTATAACTCCTAAAACTTATTATCCAGGTATGTAATGGCAAAATTATCTAGAGGAAAATATGCACAGGCAATATCAGATAGATCAGGTATGGCATTTCCTTATCAAGAAATGGTAACTGAATGGGATGGTAGTTTTGTTCATACATCAGAATTTGAAGCTAAACAACCACAGATTCAACCAACAAGATTTACAGGTGATCCACAAGGACTATCTAATGCAAGACCAGATAGAACTGAACCTGCAACAGAAAATTTATTACCAGGAGATCCATTAAGTTTAACATCTGGTTCTTCTACAGTAACTGTTAATGAACCAGCACATGGAAGATCAACAAATGATACTGTTGTATTTAGAAATGTAAATGGAAGTCCCGGAGGCCTGGTTTTTTCTTTATTTGAAAATACATCAGGATTTAGTATAACAGTAGTAGATACAAATAGTTATAGTTTTAATTGCGGAAGTAATGCCACTGTAACAGAAAAATCAGGAGGAATGTTCGTAACTGCAGGACCAGTTACTCTAACACCATAATGGCTTATATTTTAACAAACTTACAAGATGATATTAGAAATTATACTGAAGTTGACAGTACAGTTTTTTCTACGGGAGTATTAAATACTATTATTAAAAATGCAGAAAATAGAATTTATAGAGATTCTGATTCTGATGATAATAGATTTTATGCTACATCTAATTTAGTTACAGGTAGTAGATATGTAACAATACCAACTGATTTAAGAATTATTAGATATATTCAATTAAAAGATTCAAATAACAAACAAGTATTTTTAGAAAAAAGAGATACTAGTTTTATGTCTGAATTTTACGATGCACCAGCAACTCAATCTGGAATTCCAAAATATTATGCTAATTGGGATGCTAATAACTGGGTGGTATCACCTACACCTGATAACACATATGAAATAACTATGGCTTATATTAAGCAACCAGAGAGTATTACTACTTCAACAGGTACTACTCCTCCAAGCACAAATGGAACTTATACAAGTAATAAATATCAAGATTTACTTTTATTCTGTTGTCTGGTAGAAGCATATGGATACTTGAAAGGCCCTGGAGATATGCTACAATACTATGAACAGGCTTATCAAAGAGCTTTACAATCGTACTCTATTGAACAACAAGGTAGAAGACGTCGGGACGAATGGCAAGATGGGGTCATTCGAACTGGAATGCAATCTGAATCACCATCAAAATACTAAGGAGATAAAATATGGCTAATGTAGTACCTGACTCATTTAAAACAGATCTTTTAAAAGGCAAATTTAGTTTTGATACTTCTGGAAACAGTGGTAGTACCTTTTATTTAGCATTGTATACATCTTCAGCTAGTTTCAGTGCAGGAGGCACTACTGCATACAGTAGTAGTAATGAAGTATCTGGAACAGGATATACAGCTGGAGGTCAGGCATTAACTAATTTAGGCGTGCAGATATCAAGTAATATTGCTTTTGTAGATTTTGACAACGAAACATGGACGTCAGCTACAATCACTGCAAGATACGGTTTGATATATAAAAATAGTTCTAACGAGGCAGTTTTAGTTTTAGACTTTGGCGGTGATAAAACTTCTACTAACGGTGACTTTACAGTTGCCTTCCCTGCTGCAACGAACTCTGCTGCGATAATTAGATTAGGTGATGCGTAATAAATAGAGGTTAAATTAATGGCAGCGTTGATAGTAAATGATAGAGTTAAAGAAACATCTACTACTACTGGAACTGGAACAATTTCACTAGCTGGCGCAGAAACTGGTTTTGAGACTTTTGTATCAGGAATTGGTACTGGTAAACGAACTTACTATGCTATTTCTAATGACGGAACCACTCAATTTGAAGTTGGTATTGGAACTGTAACGGATGCTAGTCCTGATACTTTATCTAGAGACACAATTATTTCTTCTTCTAATTCTGATAATGCAGTAGATTTTTCAGCGGGAACAAAAACAGTTTTTTGTACTTTACCTGCAGCTAGAGCTATATCTCCATCTATGACAGCAACAGATTATGTAGTAACTCATGCATCAACTATTTCAGAAGATCAAACAATTGATTCTGGAGTATTAGCAGGACCTGTTACTATAACAGCAACACAAACTATAACAGGAACATTGGTAGTTATATAATGAGTAGAATAGAAGTAGATACTATATTACCTCAATCGGGTACAACCTTAACACTAGGTTCTTCTGGTGATACAGTTACTATTCCTTCAGGCGTAAGTTTAGCTCCCGGTGGAGGATTAACTCTTACAGGAAACTTTGTTGTTGATGGTGGCACAATAAAATTAGATGGTGATTACCCAACAGGTACAGGTAATCTCGCTATGGGTAATACTGCTTTAGATAGTGGTAGTTTAAGTGGAAATTTTAATACAGCGATTGGTAGTAATTCTTTAACAGACAATACATCTGGTGCTTCTAATGTAGGAGTAGGATACGGTTCTTTAACAAATAATACAACAGGTGGTTCAAATGTTGCTGTGGGTGTTAATTCTCTTGAAGCAAATCAAACAGGTTCAAACAATGTTGCAATAGGTACACAGGCTCTTGATGCAAATACAGTAGATAACAATACCGCAGTTGGTCATAATGCTTTATTAGTAAATACGTCAGGAACACAAAACGTAGCCGTAGGAAGTGGTGCTTTAGATACAGCTACTACAGGAGATTGCAATACATCTTTAGGTCATGCAACAATGGGAGAAACTACAACAGGTTCATGCAATACTGCTGTAGGACGAACCGCTTTATTTTCTACAACTACTGGAAATGGTAATACAGCAGTTGGTACAAGTGCGTTACAAACTAATATTACAGCTTCAGAAAATACAGCAGTTGGTTTATTTTCTTTGTGTGCTAATACTACAGGAGCAGAAAATACAGCAGTTGGTAGAGGAAGTTTAAGAACAAATGCTGATGGAAATAAAAATACAGCATTAGGAAATAATGCACTTAATTCAAATACATCAGCTTCAACTAATGTTGCTGTTGGATATAATTCACTTGTTCTTAACACAATAGGAACAAACAACGTAGCGGTGGGTTGTGGTGCTTTATATAATAATGTTGATGATAATAGAAATACAGCGATTGGTCATTTATCTATATGTGGTAATGGTACAATTTCAGGGGGTTGTAACACTGCGGTAGGTGCATTATCATTAAGATGCCTTACTTCTGGTTCTTCAAATACTGCTATTGGAGATAGTGCTTTATGTAAAAACTCGACAGGTGCTAATAATACAGCAGTTGGTAATATAGCTTTAAGAGCTAACACTACAGGTGATGATAATGTTGCGATTGGAGATTTTGCACTTAGAAGCAATACCGAAGCAGATGATAATACTGCAGTAGGAGTATCAGCTTTAAATTTAAACACAACAGGTCATTCAAATACTGCAGTGGGTAGATCAACTCTTGCAGCTAACACAACAGAAGATAATCATACAGCTATTGGATTTAAGGCTTTATCTGCCAATACCACAGGTTATTCAAACACATCTGTTGGTAGTTCTTCTTCTTGTTGCAATACAACGGGTTATGAAAATGCTGTTTTAGGATTTAAAGCAATGGCTTGTAATACCACAGGATTTAGAAACACAGCATTAGGAACTTGTGCTTTGTGTAGAAATGTTTCAGGAAATAACAATACAGCTGTTGGTATCTGTGCTTTAGATGCTAGCGAATCTGCAAGTTCAAATACAGCAGTTGGTTCTGTTTCAATGGCTGCTAATACAACAGGTGGAGATAACGTAGCTGTTGGTAGTAACACACTTCGTTGTAACACAACAGGAGCTTGCAACACTGCTATGGGTAGATACTCACTCTACGAAAATACAACAGGTATTCATAACACAGGAATAGGACATAATTCTCTTTGTTCTAACACAACAGGTGACGGTAACACAGCTGTTGGGCTACGTTCAGGTTGCACAAATCAAACTTCTGATTCTAATACCTCTATGGGTCAAGATTCTTTAAGACATAATACAGGTGGTTGTAA